ATCCTGCAACAATCTTCCGAGAGATCTATTCCTTTTAAAGAAATCATTCAGGTCTGGGGATGAAGAAGCTACATCCAATAATTCGATCACATCCTTGCTATATTGTCTTTTTACTGGCATTTATTAACCCTCACCATAAATAATCGTACGCTAGAGTGATATTGTATTCACAGGAGTTATTTATGGCAACGATTAATCAAATGGGCATACCTGGCGTAGGGCAAGGTATTTTACAGCCTAAGTTAAAGAATAGATGGAGAGTGACATTTAGTGGCATGGGTGCTGATGGATCCAGTTCACAACCACTCTCAACCCAAGTAGTTACAATCGCACGACCAAGTTTGAGTTTTGAAGAGCAAGAGTTGCACAGATACAACTCTCGTGCATACATTGCTGGTAAATACCAGTGGGAACCAATGCAAATTGGAATTGAGGATGATGTTACTGGATCTGCCGCTAAGGTAATAAATGATCAAATATCAAAGCAGCAGTTTTTGATCGGTGCTGAGGGTCCTTTCCTTGGTGCAGCTCCTGAAGGTTCAATATATAAGTTTGCTGCTAAACTTGAAATGTTGGATGGTCAAGAGCAATCAATTGAGCGTTGGGTATGTCAGGGATGTTTCATTCAAGCTTGTGATTGGACTGACCTAGATTTCTCAGATAGTGCTATCGTGATGATCAATCTTACGATTCGTTTCGACCACGCATTTCAAGAGCTTGGTGGTTACAATGCTGGTAATGGTGTTGCGTTGGGTGGTGCTGGAGAGTAACTGTCACATACTGTGTCAGATTACGCTTTGAATATGTATAAGTATTAATGGGGAATTTGTACCTAAATTCCCCATTAATAAATACATGAAATGAGTTAACTACACATGTCTATAGAATCTGATTTATTAGCAAAAGGTCGCCAAATCCTTAGTTCGACGGGGGCTTTGCGTAATGCTGGGTCTTTCGATCCCAGATCAAATACTGCATCGTGTTTAGCTGACAGATTGATGGCTGGACAACCAACTCAAACTACCGGTTTTGGTGGGTTAATCAGAAAGGCTGCAGGCAATGCATTAGGTCAAGCTGCATTTAATTATGTGACGGGATCTATTCCTAAAATTCAAGTAGATAACAATGTCAATGCTGGCGTTCGCCTGTTAGTTGATAGTGTCAATACGAGTGCCAGATCTTTTGCTGGAAAATCTGTCAATGAAGTCAGTCAGACGGTATTTGCCGCTGCTGGAATTAATTCATCTATAGTCCCCAGTGATCCTAATGGTCAAACTATATACGGCAATGCCCAAACGGCAGCGGGTGTTATAAGTAGTGCGTTAATAGCTGGAGCTGTGGATGAACTCTCTTTACCTGGACCAATAAGTGGGTTAGCCTCATTGGCCTTTCTGCAACAGGAACAATCATCAGGGATCATAGATATTAGTGATCCCGGATGCCAAGTGACTCCATATGCTAGAGATTTGATCGAATATGCACCCAAACATAATTTTATGTTCATGGTTATTATAGAATTTCAACCAGATTATCTTGATCTGGGGATGCAGACAAACCCAACTGAAACGACAGATCCAATCAAGTTTCACTACCTATGTAACCAATTCACCCGACCGAGTATTGATATAGAATATGAAGATGTGAACATGTACAACTTTCACACTAAAGTAGCTAAGAAAATTACATATGAACCAGTGCAATTAAAACTATATGATGACGTCAAAAACTCATCAATGGTGTTCTTGGAAAAATACCTCAAAGTTCGAAGTCCTATTGCTAAACGATCAAAAGAAGAAGCTGGAACATATGAGACTAGGGGTATGGACTTTACTCCACGCAATAGCGGAGAGACTGGATCCTTGGTAAATGAACTTCCTGGTAGCTCAGCTTCAATGGGTGGGTTGTTAGGTGAAAATAAGACAGTGTTGAGTTCAGTAGAAGTGTTCCATATCTTCAATTATGGAGCTAGAGTTAACAAATATTCTTTTTTGAATCCTAAATTGACACAATTGAACATGAGTGATTTCGATATGACAGGTGCAGGAGAACCAACATCCATAGATCTCACGATGTCATATGATAGCATGTTTTTAGAGACTGATGTTGATGTGGGGACTGCAGAGTTGAGGGATAACTCACGATTGGGTCAAAGAGAGATATTGAGTTATTCAAAGGAATAAATTGTGGCAAGTAAATGGCAACAAGCGTGGTTCACTCCAACAAACCCACAGAAGTATATTGGGGATGTGAATAAGATTTTCTTGAGATCATCTTGGGAGATGACATTTGCTAGATTTCTGGACAGGAATCCCAATGTACTAGAGTGGGCATCAGAAGAAATATCCATAGAGTATTTCAACCCCATCAAAAAGAGACCAGCTAAGTATTTTCCTGATTTCTATGTGAAATATCAGAATAAGCATGGTGAAATCATTAAAGAATTGGTGGAAATTAAACCCCACAATCAAGTCATAAAACCCACTAAGAAAAATAAGCAGGATATGTCTGTATGGGTGGTTAATATGGAGAAGTGGAAAAATGCAATCCAATATTGCAAATCGAGACATATGAAATTCTCCGTACTTACTGAAAAGTCACTATACTTATAAACCAAAGTGACCAACCACTCTACCGACCATAAATACTTAAATAATTTTAGAGTTAACTAATGTCCACACCTGAATCAGATAGTAATGATTATGATGATTATGACGATATAGACCTTCCCGATGATGGATCGTTTATCCGTACAGTCAGTCATCCGTGTGAAGATTACTTTGATATTGAACCTAACTCTACTGAACTTATAATTCCGAAACAGCGACAGGTTGAATTGAGTAAACCTGAAACGTACGATGAAAAAGATACGGAAATTGAAGAAAACTATCAAGAAGTCTATGACAAGTCTATGGATATGTTCGACGTACTTGAACGAACTATGGAAGGTGTGGATAGTAAATATAGAGCAAGGAATGCTGAAGTAGCTATCCAAATGTTAAACACAGCTTTGAGTGCAGCTAAAGAAAAAGGATCGTTGAAATCTCACAAAGATAAAATGGAACATACTACATCAAAGGGTGGTCCAGTTATAAATGCCAACACAATTAACATCAGTACATCAGACTTAATAAAGCAATTAGCTGAAGGTGCAAGTCCAGCAGCAAATTTTGTTCCACAAATAATTGAACAAGACTTAACTAAAAACCCCGCAGAAGTTGTGGAAGACACACCAGTACCAAAACGAACCACAATAAAAAGAAAGAAAAAGTGATTAATCCATAAATACGTATAACTTAAAGTTTCGTATTATAATACTAGGAGATATATACCATGAGCGAACAACACAAATCGTACTTGCGTCAAATGCTAGATGCGAGCATCAATGAAGATGATGAAGCTGCTGAAAAAGCTTTCCACGCATACATTGTTGACAAATCTAAGCAAGTTATGGAAATGGATTCAAAGCCTGCTGCTGGTAACACCAAGGGTGATCCTAAAGATGCTAAAGGCGACACTGGCGTTAAAGCTAGTGTGCGTGATGCTAAAGAGATCAAAGCTGGTGGGGAATCTAAAGCAGATCCTAAAGCAGCTAAAGGCGATGCTATGGTAAAAGCCACAGTTAAGCGAGCTAAAGAGATCAAAGCTGGTGGGGAATCAAAATCTGATCCCAAAGCAGCTAAAGGCGATGCTATGGTAAAAGCCACAGTTAAGCGAGCTAAAGAGATTAAATAAATATTCTCAGTTTACACCGACTTGGGTCTGATTGAGATACATATGAGAGTGGTATGGACGATTCGACACATAAGTACGATGACTCGGATGCTAGGTTTGCTTCATTAGAAACAAACCAAGTTCGATTTCATGAAGACTTCCAGCGGTTACTTAAAACTGTAGAAGATTTAGGCAACAAGTCCGACTCTAAGCATACTGCTATACTGGCTCAAATTGGTGACACCCAAAAAACCCCGTGGACTACGATTTCGACTGGGGCTGGAGTGTTATTGGCTATTATTATTGCTGTTGGTTCTATGAATAATAGTGTAGTAATGGAATCAATTTCAAGTAACACTAAAAGCTTGAATACCATAGACTCCACCATAACTCAGATCCGTCAAGATGGTGCAACTGTAGCATCTGTTAAATCACTCGAGGGTACACTTTCAGGTGATTTAGCAGATATTGTTGTGCGGATCCAAACAGTAGAAGCGCTATCGAATGTCAATGAGAACATTACTATACGTAATGAGCGAGATTTGCATCATATTGGTAAAGTTGTAGATGGTATGAAAAAGCCATAACCCCCTATTTTTGCACACATAAATACACCTTTAAACACGCGTTTAAGGAATGTAAGTATGCCCCGTAATCCAAAAATCAAGAAAGCGAATACACCTCAAGATATTACACTCGACCAAATAACTGAACTGAAACGTTGTATGTATGGATATACCAACCCTGATACTGGTATTGAGATGTCAGGTCCTGTATACTTTGCTATTAAATACGTACGAATCCAGCACCCGACACGTGGTGATATACCATTCAATGTATATGATTATCAGGAAGAGATGTTGAACTTATTTAATACCCAGAACAAGGTAATTATTTTATCAGCACGTCAAACAGGGAAGTTTCAGACCCATAAGTCGAAGATAGCCATTCCAGATGGATGGACTACGATGGGTGACGTGAAAATAGGGGATGATGTATTGACCCCAGATGGGGGGACTGCCAAGGTGTTAGATAAGTTCCCGCAAGGTGTTAAAGAATCATATCGAGTGACGTTTGATGATGGATCATCCGCCACAAGTGGATTGGATCACTTGTGGGATACTTTTATTCGCAACAAATGGGAGAAGAATAAATTTGTAGTACAACGAAAAGCACTGACATTGCGCGAAATTATGGAATATATGGAAAAGATATCCACGCGTAAAAGTAAATCCAACTATGCTGTCCGTATCCCAGTGGTTAAAAAAGTCAATTTCTCTGAAAAGCAATTTCCACTCGATCCTTATGCACTGGGCTTATTGTTGGGAGATGGGTGTTGGTCTCAACCTAGGGAGGTATGTTTTACAACTATCGATCAGGAGTTAGTTGAATATCTAACTGAATCTATACAAGATATAGGTGGAGTGGTGACACACCGCACTACTGGTTCTGGTATGAACTACTACTTATCTACTCCGGAGTTACCGAGAAATGATATTGTTAGGATCGTGAGAGATTTGAATTTGACGGGCACTAAGAGTGCCACCAAATTCATTCCAGAGATGTATATGACTGGATCTCACGATCAGCGACTTGCGTTATTGCAAGGACTGATGGATTCGGACGGGACGGTTAATGTTAGGAATAAGTCAAGAACAGTATCACTAACCACAATATCACCACACCTGCGAGATGGAGCTCAGCAATTGGTTTGGAGTTTAGGTGGAAAATGTTCATATAGGGAACGGCAACCAAAAAACCCGCAACATAGTTTAGCTTATGATGTGTTCATTTCATTACCTTGCCCGAAAGATTGTTTCAGATTGACGCGTAAGAAAGATTTATGTCATGAAGTGTGGGGTGGTGGATCTAGGAATGAGACCGACATTCGTAGAACCATTGTGGACATTACCCGTGAAGAAGATGAAGAGTCGTCATGTATTCTGGTCGATCATCCAGACCACTTATATATTACTGATGATTATTCTGTGACGCACAACAGTATCACATCAGGCATATACATATTGTGGTATGGTATATTCAATAGCGATAAGACCATTTTGATTGCTGCTCACAAAAATGCTCATGCAATGGAGATGATTGAGCGAATTCAATATTCGTACGAGTTCTTACCATCTTGGCTCAAACCTGGAATTGAGGATGATGGGTGGAACAAACACTCTGTAAAATTTGATAATAAATCCAGGATTCTATCTACAGCTACAACAGGATCATCAGGACGAGGGTTATCTATATCATTACTGTACTTGGATGAGTTTGCATTCGTTCTACCCAGCATCCAGGAAGAGTTTTGGACATCAATCTTACCGACATTATCAACTGGTGGTGCATGCATCATGACATCTACACCAAATGGTGCAGTTGATAAATTTGCATCTATTTGGAGAGCATCAAATTTGGACAGTAGTGTTGGTGGAATTAGTTTTGTACCTATGCATGTTGCTTGGGATCAGCCACCAGGTCGAGATATTCGTTTCAAGAGAGATAATATTGCCATGTTGGGTGAAATCAAGTGGAAGCAGGAATATGAATGCTTGGCGGGTCCAACACAGTTAACATTGATGGATCAAGAGGGTAACATCATTACAAAGACTATGCACGATTTGTACAATGAGTGCATTGAGGCAGGTACACTACTTCCACACATAGAGCGTGCCCCATCTGGTCCTGTCGTGGACGTTAGTTGATGTCGAGTTGCTTAGATGGGAATGTATCATCAACAAATGAGGATTGTGATATGATTGTTGATATGCCCGAATGTACTGGCAAATATGTCACATCAGTTATTGATGGAAAAGAGTATTGCCGTAAAAATGGATCACTACTCAAGCACTTGCGGGCTAATGGATATGATTATGAGAGTTATTACAATCGATTCTATCAAGTTGCTAAGCGATGTGTGCATTGTGATGATATAGCGACATTTGTCACAAAAACGATGTCATATAATGACGTATGTGGATCTGATGTATGTAGGGGTAAGCAGATATCATTATCCAAGCAATCGAGATCGGATCATCAGTGGAATGCACAACTGGATGCATTTAGATTGACGATGTCACAGAAGTCCAGTGATGATTTGGATACCATTAAAAAGAATAGAGTAGATACATATAAGTTGAGACATGGTGTCGATCATAGACTGCAGTTAAATGTTTCAAAAGAGTCATTGAGTAAACTCAGTGACAAGGAATGGATGCACAATCAACACATCACATTAAAGAAGACTGCCGTCAAAATATCAGAAGAGTTGAGTGTTGGAATAACCACAGCAACCAATTGGCTACATCGCCACAATATAGATATTCAGATATATAGAAGCTCGCAAACTGAACGGGATGTTGTCGAAGCTATACGCATGATTGACCCAACTATACTGATTAAAACGAATGATAGGACAGCAATCTCACCAAATGAGTTAGATATCCTGTTGCCTGACTATTGCATCGCTATTGAGATTGATGGGACGTATTGGCACGGGGAAACAAAAGGTAAGGATAGGCGATATCATCTGGACAAGACTCATCTGTGTGAACTAGCAGGGATTAGATTGATTCACATTACAGATAGTGAGTGGTATACCAATCGCGATATTGTCATATCCAGATTAGCATCGATATTAGGAAAGTCTGATAGGATATATGCGAGGAAGTGTGATATTAGAAAAGTTGAATCATCCGATATGCGCAATTTTTATAACCTGAGTCATATACAAGGACACGCAAACGCATCGATATGTTATGGGTTGTATTATAGTGATGAGTTGGTTGCAGCTATGTCTTTTGGTGTTCCGAGGTTCGCTAGTGGAGTAGATTATGAATTGATACGATATTCAAATA